GGCAAAACTGTGTATAGCTCACTAAATATTTACAATCAACCTATAACACAGGCTGTTTCTACAGTTGAATCACCAAATGCGGCATATCAACGTATGGCTCAGTTTTGGGATTTAATCACAGATTTGAAAGAGGGTACATACAAAATTAGAAGTGAACATAGAAAATATTTACCACAAGAAGCTAGAGAAACAGACGATAGTTATGACGTAAGATTAGCTAGATCAACTGTTGTACCATATTTGCAGAGGATAGAAAAAATGCTGGCAGGAATGCTAACAAGAAAGCCAGTAAGATTAGATGATGTATCGGACTTAGTAAGGGAACAATTATTCGATGTAGATTTAGAGGGTAATGATCTAAATATCTGGCTTTACAACACTGCAAGAATAGCTATTTCATTTGGTCATGTAGGAGTTTTAGTAGATGCACCCAAAGAAGGTGATAAGACTAGACCCTATTGGGTAACGTATTCACCAAGAGATATATTAGGCTGGCGCAGTGAAATAATAGATGGCTCTAGGCAGCTTACACAGTTGAGATTATTAGAAAATGTAATAGAACCTGATGGAAAGTATGGAGAAAAGCAAGTAAAACAAATTAGAGTACTAGAACGCGGACGTTACGAGATCCACAGAAAAGATAGTAAGAAAGGTGAATATCAATTATTTGATGAAGGTGAAATGAGCCTTAAAGATAAAATTCCTTTTGCTATTGCTTATTCAAATAGAGTTGGATATTACGAAAGCCGCAGTCCTTTATATGACATAGCAGAGCTAAATCTTAAGCATTATCAGATTCAGTCAGATCTCGATAATATTTTACATATTAGTTCTGTACCTCTACTAGCAATCTTTGGCTATCCAAATGCTGATGAGATAACTACTGGACCAAGTGAGGCATTAGCTTTACCACCAGAATCAAGACTTGAATATGTAAGTCCATCAGGCGATAGTTATGACAGTCAGTTCACTAGACTAAATGACCTTAAAGAACAGATCAATACTTTATCGTTAGCGGCTGTACTTGGTCAGAAGTTAGTAGGAGAAACAGCAGAGGCCAAGAGAATAGATAGATCACAGAACGATAGCACCATGATGGTAATAGCCCAACAGATGCAAGATTTAATTGATAACTGCCTAAAATTTCACAGTGAATATCTTAATGAGGCTAATGCTGGTAGTAGTTTTGTTAATAGAGACTTTGTAACTGCAAGATTAGAGCCACAAGAAATAACAAGTCTATTAACCTTATTTACTGCTGGTACGATTTCCCAAGAGACATTATTAAATCAATTATCAGCTGGGGAGGTATTGGGAGATGACTTTGACGTAGAGGAAGAGATTGAAAGCACACAAAGCGGTGGGCTTACAGAATCAGAAGCACCTGAAGAGCCTGAAGAAGAAGAGGAGGAGGCACCAGAGGAAGAATGATAAATGAGTATTCCAGAGGTATTTTTTAGGGAGACTATTGACCTTAATAGATATAGTAACGCTGTAGCTAATAAATTTGTAGAAAACTATATTCAGGTAATTTACAATGCTACCCAGCAACTTATAGAACTAGACAAAAGGCAAAAAAAAGCAGGGGTAGATATAGCAGTAGCACCACAGACAAGAAAAAGATTAAGAGCCATAATTGCACAATCGAAAGCAAGTATGGATAGATGGTCTAAAGATGCAACAAAGCAAATGATAAAAGAAATGGAAGGATTAGCAAAGATACAGACAGGCTTTATAGAAAGTGAGCTACAAAAGGCTGTTAAGTCTGGGAATATCCCAATTAATTCAGTAGCAGTAAATCAAAGGTATGCAACTTCTTTTGTTAAAACAGATCCAACTAAGATAAATATATTTACAAGTAAACAATTTACTGAAGATGATTTTATTAAATTTGGGTCAGGTAAATTTGAGCTAACAGCTAGGCAAGGTGCAATGATGACTTTGCCGAATGGCGAAACAGTAGAAAAAGCATTTAGGGGTATAGCCACAAGAAATCAGGCATTACTAGCTAGAACTATTAGAGCTGGTGTATTTAGCGGAGAATCAGTAAACCAAATAGCAAAAAAATTAGTAGGTCAATTAAATTTTGAAGATACTGCAAAAGCTGCTGGACAAACAAAACTTGCAACTCATCAAATTAAGACGATAGTAAGAACCTCTGTTAATCAGGTACAGAATCAGGCGTCCCAAGCTGTATATGCAGCAAATAAAAAAGTAGCACCTAGATATGAATATGTTGCAACGCTAGATAGCAAGACTAGCAATATTTGTAAAAGACTTGATGGGAGGAAGTTTCAGTATAATAAGGGACCAACTCCACCACAGCATTTCAACTGTAGATCTACAACAGTTCCAGTTGTTGACTATGAAGGCTTAAGCAAGCGTAAAGGGTTTGAGGATATAACAGAACCGCCAGTAGGTAAGGTAATTAGTAGGCCTAGTGCTACTGGAAGAGTCCCACAAGGCACACAATATGGTGATTGGTTACTACAGCAAGATAAAAAATTACAAGTAAAGACTTTAGGTACAGAAAAAAAAGTAGATTTTTTTAAGAAATTAGCAAAAAAAGAAGGCTCAGGACACGCGGCAATAAGAAAAATGATTCGGAATGATGGTACAGAACTACCGCTAGATAAATTAGAAAAAATATATGCTAAACCTAGTGTTGCTAAGAAAGTTTCTGCACCTGTAATTAAAGCACCTAAGATTAAGACATCACCGACTATGTCAACTGAAGGTGTTGATACATGGCTTACTAAGAACAGATTTGGAAATATTCAACAGTTTACAGAGGATAGTTTGGACAGTATGGAGACATTAGGAGGTTTGACTGAAAAGCATATTAAGAAGATGAGAGCATTTATGAAAAAAGGTAATATTGTAAATCAATACAACATGAAATATGAAAAAACTGCAGATATTACTAAATTAAGGCAAAGATTTTTGACAGGAAATAATCTAAAAGCTTTTGAAAAGTCTAATCAAACTGTTGTTAAGAGATTTAAAGCTATTGATAAGATTCCTTCTGAAGATCTAATTTCTGAGGCCAAAGATTGGAAGGTTTTGTGGAATGGTCGTGGTAATTTAAAAATTGGCAGTTATGAGAGGTTGTTTGAAAGAAACATAAGCATATTGAAAAAAGGTGGAATGATTGATACAGATTTCCAGAGAAAAGTAGTTAATAACTTATTTGGTAATGCAACTGGAAATACAAATGGCTATACCATTATGAGTTCTGGAATGGTTCATACAAGGTTAAGAGATGGTGCAAAAAAAATTAGTGCGGCATCTGCTAAAAGAATCAAAAAAAGTGCAGCGAATACTTTAGAAACTAACTTTAAGTTCAGCAAATTTAAAGGTACAAGGTACGAAAGATACAGACAAGGACTTAAGGAAGGTATTGAGGAAGTATGGTCTAACTCACACCCAATGGATGAAACTATAGATTGGTTCTCTACTTTTGTACATGAGATGGGTCACCAAGTACATTTCCAAGCAGGTATGCCAAAGTTAGGCAGACGTTTTTTAAGTTTGAAGGGTATGATTTATCCAACAGAATATAGTCGTAAGAATGTTGCAGAACAATTTGCAGAATCTTTCACACAATATATTTTTAATCCAGAAGGGTTGCAAAAGAATGCACCACGCTTGTATAAATGGGTAGATGAAACCTTTGAGGAGGCTATGAAAAACTTATGACACCATCTGAAGCATTAGAACTATCGAAAGAGTTTCCTAAAAACAGATCTGTACCAAAACGCATTGCAAAAGCTATGCAAGAAACTAGAGGAGATAATAGAAAAAAATTTGAAATGATTATAGAGGGTTTGTTTGTTGATGCTAAGGCCGATGAAGATTTTATTTTGTTAAATAAATATTTTGGAGAGTAATGCCACTAAAAAAAGGTAAATCACAAAAAATTATCTCTAGTAACATTCGTAAGCTAATTAAGGAAGGCAAGTCTTTAAAGCAAGCGCAAGCTATTGCATTATCAAGTGCTAAAAAACGTAAAAGGAAGTAATATAGATGCAGCTACTTTTATTGTTATGCCTAAAGGTGTTGGATATGGTTCTACCATGAAACCAAAGTCAAAGAAAAAAAAGAAGGGAGGCAAAAAGTAATGGGATATATTTTTAAGGTTCAAGGACAAGAAGAACCAAAAAAAACCTCAACACCTAAAAAAAATAAAAAGGTAACAAGTGAAAAGGAAGAAACTAAGGCGAGTTCCTAAAGACAAAAAGACAGGTTTGCCAAAAAAATATCTGTCAGGAGCCAAAAACAAAAGTGCTAAAGCTGCTGAAATAAAAAGAACTGCTGAAGCATATAGAAGGGGAGAGTTTATTGATATTCAAGCTGTATCAAAATCACGTACTAAACAAAATGTCTCCACAAGCAAAAAGAAGAAAACCACTAAGCGCAAAAGTAAAAAGTAGTCTCAAAAAGAAAGCAGAGGGTACTAGATTCTTTTATGGGGAACTTGCAGCTGTATATAGGAAAGGTCAGGGAGCTTACTTATCTAGTGGTTCAAGAAATGTTCCTATGGCTTCATGGGCTATGGGTAGAGTGAATAGTTATATGAGAGGAGATAAAGCCAGAACTGCAGACGCAGCAATTTATTCTAGATACAACAAAAGGAGGTAATCATGGTTAAAAAAGCATTAACAACAAGGCAGAAAAATGCTTTGAAGAGACATAAATCTGCCCATGGTCATACAAAGGCTCATATTGATTTAATGACTAAAGAAATGTTAGCTGGTAAAACATTTACGCAGGCTCATAATATTGCCATGAGGAAAAAAGGCAAATGAGCAAAGATCCGAGACTTAAAAGATTTGGACTATCTGGTTTTAATAAACCTAAGAGAACACCATCACATCCTACTAAGTCTCATATGGTTTTAGCTAAAGAAGGTGATCGAGTGAAATTAATACGTTTTGGTATGCAAGGTGCGGCTACAAAACCACCGAGAAAAGGAGAATCAGACGCGGATAAGTCAAAAAGACGTAGCTTTAAAGCAAGACACGCAAAAAATATTGCCAAAGGTAAAATGTCAGCAGCTTTTTGGGCTGACAAGGTGAAATGGAGTTAGTATTGTAAATAATTGTTAATTTTTATTTATGGCAGACGAACCAATCAAGCCTAATGCACCTGTTGATGTAACAGAAGTTGAAGCTTTAAGAGAAAGTGTAAGAAAACTTGAAGCGAACAACAAAAAATTAATGGATCAATATGTAAAAGCACAAGAAACTGCAAAAGCTGTACCACCAGACGTAGATGTTAATGAGTTGATCGCGTACAAACAAAAAAAAGAGCAAGAGGAGTTAGAAGCTAAAGGCAGATATGATGAAGCTATTGCTAAACAAGCACAGCAGTATCGAGAAGCTGAAGAAGCAAAAAATAAAAAGATTGCAGAGCTAGAGGCAAGACAGAGACAGCTTGAAGTAGAAGCACCAGCAGTCACAGCATTAGCAGATGTTGTTCACGACCCACAATATGCTTTATCGCGTATAAGTAAAGAACAATTAGCAAGAGAGGCAGATGGCACAGTTGTAGTAGTTGATGGGTACAACAGAACAAATGTAAAAGAATGGGCGATGGCAAATATGCCACAGTGGGCGCAGAAGAATCCAAGACCACAGGGAGGCGGAGCTACTACAACAAAGGTTCAATCAGATACAGTTGTTGCTGGAGAAAAAAATCCATTTGCGCCAGAATCTTTTAACCTCACAGAACAAAGTAGGTTATTTAGAACAGATATAAATAAATATAATATGCTCAAAAACGCAGTTAGCAGTTAGTATAGGTTTATCTAGTTTGCACTGGCTAGGGTTTGCACCCGAAGGTAAACATAACCTTTGGCAGAATTAAATCTATCCTCAGAAAGAGGTGGGGATTTTGTAAAGATTCCATTTTATAAAGCTAATTTATCTGGCGATTTTGAAGTATTAACAGATTCAACATCATTAACACCAGCAAAGATTACAGCCGATAACCAAATTGCAGCTGTATTACATAGAGGTCGTGCTTTCAGTAGCAGAGACTTAGCTGCACTTGCAGTTGGTGGCGGTACTGATCCAATGGCTGCTATTGCTCAGAAGATGGCGGCATATGTAAACAACCAGAAACAGAAAGATTTATATTCTTGCTTAACTGGTGCTTTTGGTTCTATCAATGCAAACGATAGTAATTCAGCTTTGTTTGCTTTAACTATTGACTCTGAATCAGGAGACTCTCCAACTGTATTAAGTCCTCGACACGTAGCAAGAGCTAAGGCTTTACTTGGCGATCAAGGTGAAAAACTAACAGCTATGGCAGTTCACTCAAACGTGTACTACGACTTGTTAGAGAGAAATGTTATAGACAGAATCTATGACGATGGCGGTAATGCTGATACTGCTGCTGCTTCAGGTAGCACTACAAGAGCATTTGACAACCCTTCATTCGGTTCATTTATGGGCTTAAGAGTGATTGTGTCAGATGATATACCTACAACTGGTTCTGGTGCATCAACAGAGTATTCTACTTTCTTCTTTACACAAGGGGCTGTAGTAACTGGCGAGCAGGCACCAATCAGAACTCAGACAGATAGAGACATCCTTGCTTTAGAAGAAGCAATGGCAGTAGATCTTCACTACATCTATCATCCAGTAGGACTCAAGTACGCTGTTTCAACTGTCAATCCTAATAGAACTGTATTAGAGACTGTTGCATCATGGTCGAAAGTGTATGAGAACAAGAACATCGGTATTGTTAGAGCTACTAACGTATCTAATCAGGATTAATTATGTCTTTATTTGATGTAACTGCTGGTTCACTTATTGGACCAACAACAGGCGGCACTGTAACTCAGGCCACTAATAAATCTACTGGTGTGACTTTAAACACACAAAGTGGACAGATCACAATGAATGACGCAGCTTTAGCTGCTGCTGCTGAAGTATCTTTCACAGTTACTAACAGCAAGATTTCTGCAACAGATGTTGTGGTTGCTTGTCATGGATCTGCTGGAACTGCTGGCTCATATCTTGTGAACGCTAATGCAATAGCTAGTGGTTCATTTGCTATTACAGTTTCTAATGTTTCTGGTGGATCTTTAAGTGAAGCTATAGTTATTAACTTTGTTGCATTTAAAGGTGCTTCAAGCTAATGGCAATGTACGCATTTAGGCGTATGAGAGAGCAAAATGAGGCTGCCCAAAAAGCAGCTT